GAAAAGGCTTGCACTAAACATCGCCGTCATCATTTTCAATGTCCTCAAGTTCATCATTTCCGTTTTCGTCTTTGCGAATCAGAGACTCAACGAAAATAAATGAGAGTCCCTTGCAATTATCCGCATTGGGATGCTCAAATGTATAAACTCGACCAGGAATTGGATCAACCCAATCACGATGGGGGAGGATCCATTCCGAGACATCATCCTCTGCATACACCACAGGTGTTCCGTCTTCGTAGAAGCCAGTAGTAGCCGCCAGAGTTAGCCGTTCTTCCTCTGTCATGGTAGAAGTTGGTTTGCTTGCCGTTGTGGCAGCAGTGGTTTTGTCTTCAGTCTTAGCTTTGGTTGTCTTTGCCATTTATTGTTTCTCCTAGATGATTGTTATACCATGTTGATTGTTTAGTGCAAGCCTTTTCATTTGCACTCAGATAGATTAGCATTCTCTTGCATTGAGTCAATTGGTTTGTTTGAAGATTTTGTTTTCATACATTCCAATATTCTTCTTCTGGAGTTTTTAAATCCCAATCTTTTGATTCATAATTTCTTTTTTTAGCTTTTGCATTTCCGTATTGTTGTCCTGCCATTTTACCAGCTTTATTAGCGTGATTTATCCCATAAGGAGGATCTACAATTGCTAAGTCAAAGTAATTATCAGGATAACGAGCCATAAGCACCATATTATCCTCATTCGTAATCGTAATTTTATCTGTTATGTTCATAATATAAATTAAAAAATCCTTTTATTACTCTCAGCAGTACCAGTGCCGATTTCGTAAAAGGATGAATTTATAATTTTTCTAACCGACTGGTACTCGGTGTTTGTATGCGCAAATATAATCTAAATTATTGAATTGGTGAAATTAAATGTTATACGATTCTATAATTCTGAATAATTCATTTAGCTTATTTTGTTTTTCTTCTAAAACTTTTCTCTCTCCGTGACCCATTTCTGGATCATAAAATCGATTGCTTATTTTTTTATCAAGTTCACTAAATATAATTTCAGTCAATCCAATGAATTTATTAAAATCCATAAGTCTAATATCTGTCACGCATTTTTCATAACCCGTAACATAATCTTTTATTGAAGATATAGGGCGTTTATTTTTTTGACAGTAATCTAATGCTTCAAGTTTAATATGTTCGTCTGCTTTCATTTCTCTATTTTTTTAATGTTATTTCAAATGATGGGGTTGGTTACTGATTATGTAAAAAGAACCGTTTTGCAAAACCCTGCGAACACCAACTTCTTATACTCATATCGCATGTAATTAAATCTTTTGCATATTCCATTTCAGGTATTAATTCTTTTGCCGATTTATGAAACACTGCTAAACTTGGTTTTGTTCTTCCTGGACGAACATACAAAGGTAGTTTAGGCACATCTTCCCATTTTGAATACATAGGTTTTAGAATATTAAATTTACCCCATAAAGCTGTTTCTTTTGTCCACGGGCTACCATACTGATAAGGTTGATATTTTAATTGTGGCTTGCCTAAAAACTTATGTAAATCTCCTTTAGCAGGATTTTCAATTACGTAAAATACAGGGTCGCATTCTGTTATTATTCGAATGCAATGATTAACTAAAAATAAACCTTTCTCATAATCCTTTTCGTTTTCGCTGCGTCCTTGGATATTTGAAAATTCAGTACAAACAGGATTTGCGATTATACTATAAATATCCATTCCTTTAGCTGAAAAATTTTCAACCCCAATATCTTTGCCAATTTTAACAACTTCATAGTTTGGGTCTAAATCGTAGTATCTGCTGTCGCTTCCAATGTCAGCGCAAAGGTGTAGTATTACTTTTTTCATTTCTCTATTTTTTACAACAAAGCACACTATACGCTTCATTGGGGGTTAGTTTATTGGATTGGTTATCGTTAAAGCCGAATAGGGTATTATCATCAATGTATTTAAAAATGTTCCAATAAATACCATTATTGCAAACCGTTGCTACCAACTTAAAATCACGTCCACTTGGTGCAATCTGAACTTTATTGTTTAGTTGTATTTTCATTGGAATAAAGATTGAAAATCGGTTAGGGATCGGATTAAGTGGTATTCGTAGCCTAGATTCTGAACAGTTGACTGGAACCGTTTTTGATTCTCTTGTTGACTATTGTAACCAACTTTTAATTCACAAAACAAAATCCTTCCGTTCATTACAATTATCAGGTCCGAGCATCCTAAACAAATTACTAAATCTTTTCTTTTTGATGCTAATTCATTTAGGACCGGAATAATTACTCCTTTTCCATATCGCTCAAATTGGTTCCTAAAATAAGATATGCATTCAAGTTGTAGTGTATGTTCAGTCATTTTTAAAATGGTATTTCGTTATCATTATCTTTTGGTTGCGTTGGGTCCTCAAAATCTATCCATCGTGTTGAATTGGTCCGTCCTGATATATATTTCAAGTTGTAATATTTACCGTAAGATTCTAGCCATTGTGTAAACTTTCTTTGTGATAGAAACTTTTTAAAATCTTGGTACTCATTGCAAAACTTTGTAAAATATTCTGTTTTATCAATTCTTGAATTATGCGGTAAATTTTCACGGTCCGCGCTCCATTCATAAAACTCATAAGAAGTTTCTTTGATGAATTTTCTAACTTCTAAGTTATTGAAATTGTGTTTTACTAATCCGTTCTTAAGATAGTACTGTTCACAATTAATCATAAAGTTATCAAATCGTAACCATTCTTTTTGGTCCCAATCAGAATAAAGCATATGACCAAATTCATCTAAAGGAGTATGTTTATGTGAAAAGTAACTTGACATTTCAACTTCAAACTTTCTTCTTTCAAATGACCCGCCAATACCTCCAACTGTATAGTTTGTAGTAATCAAAATCTTTGGTGACTTTTCTACTGGTATTGTTATTGCATCCTGTCCTTTGTACTCCAATGTAATGCCCTCAGTTATCAAAGAGAATAGGTTTTCAAAGTTGAAATTCTTTTTAACATCATCGAATACCAAAATTTGTGTATCTGTGCTTACGGTTTGATAAGGAAATGTTTTTGTTGGCTCAAACATTTTTCCATCAATTCGAGATACTTTTTTCATATTCTTTAATCCATTCCAAAAAATACCTTTTCCGGACCCACCGTTTGGATTCTCTGAAATAGTTTCATCGTTGAATATTATTGCTTTATTGTTTGCAGAAGTTTTGAAGCTGTGAAGTAGGTACCCAATAACCGATTTTAGACTATTATACTTTTGTACATCTTTACCGGACGCAAGCCATAAATAAGTTCTAAACTCGCTTTCGTGATGATCATAAGATTCATAGTCACGGTCTATAATCTGACGTCGCCAAACATAACCATCAAGGTCCAAATAATCAATTTTTTGTATTTCATCGCTAGTGACTTTTACAACACAATTTTTGAAATACAAATAACATTCTTTTGATGTATCTTCTTTTATTTCTACTTCTGTAGTATCTAACATTGATAGAAAATCAGGTTTAAAATAACCGCTATTTGAAGCCATATAATCGTATGGACCGTAACCAATATTAGAACGGTCTAAAATGTTCTTTAAAACATAGTCCTTTATCCTTTTTTCGTTTGTTTCCTCCAGTAAGTTCTGATCCTTTTTTATAAAAGTAAAAGTATTGCTTTGCTCAGAAGGGTAGTATTTAAAAAAATTGTTTTGCTCTAACCAAAATTTGAATTTATGAGTTGAAAGAACAACTTTTCCTTTGTCATTGTAAAACCAAAATTCATCAATATCAAGTGTTTCTTTTATTCTTGAAATATCTACGTCTTTATAAACTTTTTCAATATCCTTTACCGATTTACCGGACCGGACCATTTTTTCAATCTTTTCTTTTTGTGAAGTATCTTCAAATGCTTTTCCTGCTGAAGGTCTTTTATAAGCAGAACGGACCAGCGCTTCAATTTCTTTTTGCTTTCCTCCTTCATCAAATTTCATACACTCAGAAAGTGCATCATTGTAATCAATACCGAAGTCATTAAATGCGGAAGCTAAACGGTGTAAATTGTTATTCTTTGCCCCTTTAGTCATTCCATATTTTTTGGACCACCAAACAAGTAATTTTTCTACAATTTGGTTAGATGAAGTCATTCTAACAATAGGCTCAAAAGTTCCTATTTCTTCTATCTCAGGTTCTTCTAGTTCAGTCCACTTTGAACTTTCCGGATTAATGTAAATATCAGGATCGTAACTTTCAAAACAAGTTCGTGAAACATCGGATCCTGAGTCGTCCCAATTTGGATGATTGAAATACTTTTTTAGTGATTGGAAATAACCTTTGTGGTCTTTTGCATTTCCCGGTATCTTAACCAATATTTTTACACCCAATGCAGAAGGAGAAATCCAAACACTGTAAATGTACTCGTCGCTTAGAATAGAATCTTTAAACTCGATTGCATCTTCTTTAGTTTTGAATTTATCAAAATCTAATATAATTAATCCTGAGTGTTCAATTAATCCGGTTATTGATCGGCTTTTAAACTTTCCATTGAAACATACAACAGGAAGTTTTGATTTATTTTTAGAATAATCTTCGGGACCCATTAACCGTAACTGTTCAACAAAGTCTTTTGATTTACCTTCTTGTATTCTTTTTAAAGCATATGAAATGTCCTTGTTAAATGGATTGTTAACATCGGTTATTTTTTTGAATATTGATATTATTGGCATAGTTAGTTAATTTGTTATAAAAGAGAAAACCTCCTAAATTGCCTTCACACAATTTAAGAGGTTTCTCGGATTAGTCTATCGACTAAAAGTCTTAATACAAGTGAAGGTTTGCATCGCAAATATACAAAATGTTTTTAGAACTCAGCACTTAATTTAAAAAATCTTTCAGCATTTGTTCTTTTCTGAATAAATGACAAGCTGTTTTCTTTTCCGTACTTTATGATTATAGAAGTTAGTTTTCTTTGTGATATATTGAAATTATTGTAAGACTTATAAATATCCCTGCTATTATAAAAAGTATCTTTTTCTATATTCTCTTTAAAAAACGCATAAGCGGATTTTTCTAAATCTGTTAAATTAAACAATAGTTCTTTTGAATAAATGGTTTCGTCTAAGTCTAATTTAGGAGTAAAAGTTTTATTTATTATTTTGAAATTATCTCTACTTATTAAATCTCTAGCATCATTGTCAGTTAATTTAAACCATTCCCCAAAAACATTTTTGCTTTTAAATTCTAAGTGTAATTCTTTTTCTTTTGCTCTGTAGTCCTCAATAAAAAGATACCCAATTAGTATAATTTTTCCATTTGAATGATTTAAAGCACAAAGACGTTTTCTTAAATCTTTGGCTATCCCTATTTTTATGTATGAAGTATGATGACTTTTTATAACATAAACATACCCTTCATTATCATTAGAATTTAATTCATTAATTTTTACTGATAATTCTTCATAGAAAGTATCGCTAAAAATATTGAAGGTTCTTTCTCTAACAAGTAATTCAATTTTCTTTTCCATTTTATTTTGTTTAGTGATTTAATGATGTAAATGTAATACAAAAAAGTGATATATCATATAAAGTAAATCACTTTTTTAGTGTTTTAAAGTGATTTAGTTGTAAAAGTGACATATCTTTATGTTTTTACCTTTTTACTGAATAAATTTTTTTACATATTTGCAAAAAATACATATAAAGAACAATATGGTTTTTACTCGATGTGTCACTCTTTTTTGTAAGTTAATACAAATAAAAAAACCTTAACACGTTTAGTATTAAGGTTTTAAGATAAATCACTCAAAAATAGCTTTTAATCGACTTTCTATCTTTTCTTGAAGATATGCGTAAGTTCTAGGAACTCCATTTTTAATCATATTTACAAATCTGTAGTTATTTTTTAGATACTCTTGTATTCTTTGAACTAAATATCCGGTCCTGACTCGAGTATTATACACTTCTTTAGTGACTCGATATAACTTCCAAAGATCAACATATTTTTCTATCAAAATACGATAGTAGTCCTTTTTGTCGTTTGAGGTCCTAACAACAAACTCAGCTATTTTTTTACCGTTTGGTAATGGTATCACTTGCAAAGCAACTGTTTTTTTATCCACTATATCTAATTCACTTTCATCTTCTCCGGTCAGGATCCTAACAGTTAACTGGACCGTATTTACATGACCACAATCAGGGCATTCATCTTTATTTGAACCAAGCCAATTATAACCGCATTTTTCACATTGCACAAGAGTTTCTTTTTTCTTTTTAGCCTTTACAACTCCATTGTAAAAAATATCCTGCCAGTCTAACTGATCGGACCATTTGCCTAATCGTTTTACATTACCTCCTAAATCAATTACAATAAAGTTGTCTTTAAAAATTAAGTCACTTGGTCTTGCTCCCCTTCCTATTATTTGGTGCCATAAAGACAAACTCTTTGTTGGACGGTTTACAATGATACATTCAACTTCTTTGACGTCAAAACCAGTGGTAAACGTTCCGGTAGATACAAGTATGGCGCCATCAGTTTCCTTGAACCATTGGACCGTTGTTTTACGTTCTGATACATCATTGTTTACAGAATCGTAAGATTGTATTTTATGTCCTGCATCCGTGAAAGTTTGGACCAATGAAGTATTTTGCTTTGTGGAAGCCGTGAAAATCATTGTCTTTTTTCCGATTGCTTTTTCTACATATTCATCTAAAACATTTTGATCGTGCTTTATACTTTCTTCAGTAATTTCGTTTTCGTCAAAATCATCATCTCCTTTTGCTTTTAATTCTGAGTAGTAATCGTAGTCAAATATAATTTCATCCACTAAAGAACCTTCATCGATTAGGACCCGAATAGGAATACCTACAATTACAGTTGAATAAGTTTCTGACATCGTTACCGGTGCGCTCCATTTTATAGCGTGGTCCTTATAACAACAAACTTCACGTGTTTTAAACCTTTTTGAACAATGTTCGCATTCGTAATATGTGATACGTTTATTTAATGAAGGAGTTGCTGTAAATCCGGTCCTAAATGCGTTATCAAATAAATTAAAGGTTTTCACGTGGACTTGCTCGTGCGCTTCATCCACGATAAACAATCCAATATCAAGTTTTATTTTACGTGAGTGAATGGTTTGAGTCATTCCGACAAAAACATTATTACTAAAATCAGGTTTTGATTTTGCTGTAATTTTATCGTTTAGGATCCCGAGTTTTGCAAGAGTTTCAGAAGTCTGATTTACAAGTTCGTCTCTATGGACCGAAACAAGGACTTTTTTAGTTGGGTTCCTATTAAGCCATTCTTTAATAAAAAAAGCCATAATGACTGTCTTTCCTGATCCGGTTGCCGATTGACATAAAACAGAATCATGTTCTTTCTCAGCTTCAAATATGGAATCCACCATACTTGATTGATAGTATCTTAACTGCATAGATATAAAAACCCGAAGCGCATAAGGTCGTAGTCTTAATTGCTTCGGGAATTCAACAAGGTTTTTAATTCGGCTACGACTCCGATTTGTTACGGAAAGATAATCATTTTTCTTTAATACGCAATGGGGTTGGGTTAAATCTACCATCCTTCCATTGGAAATTCTAAATACACTTGACAATTTACACGGATTTCGTTTGTTATTTTATTAACTCGTTCGGTATTTCTGCTTACTCTACCAAACCAACGCCAACCATTTGAAACAGCTTTAGTGCCTGAGTGAAACGCTTGCCAATCGAAATAATATAAATACCTATCTTCACATTCGTGTTTTTGCAAAATATTATCTTCAATAAGCATTTCAACTTCTTTGTGCCATTCACGGTAAATTAAATCGCCTTCTTTTATTTTAGGCATTAAACAGTTGCCTATCGCAAATTCAGTAGGACAAATTTCTGCATTTACCAATCCTAAAATATGTTCGCTTTTGTATCTTGGATTATCATAATCAGGCTGCCCGCCTGTAATAAAATGTTGTCCTGTCGGTATTTCTGCACGTGGTACATCATCGTGATGCCATCCGGGTATTGCAGGATACCATCCCGGCATTAACATATGAACCCTGCTGTCAAAAACTAAAGGTTCGTTTTTCCAATCTTCTGGCAATGCATCTAAAAAAGAGCGTGTAATTTCACCGCCATTTTCATAAGCATATTGAAAATCACTATTAAAAAACATTGGTTCTTTTTTGATTAACGCATTTGGAATTGTAGAAGCGAAAGGATTTAATCTTTTAAAATCACTTTCGAAATATTTATTTGTCGTTGCGCTCATATCGCTAATTTTTGTAAGTGTTGGTTAATTGATTAAGCAGGAATAAAAAGCATCCTTTATAAATAAGCCATTTGCATTTTGATTTCGGTAACCATCCTGCTAAATAGTTTTCCGTTTTTTTTAATTCAAAATACGCTTCTATAATGTCAATCTCGTAATCACCCTTATCTTTGTAGAATTTAATAGTGGCTAATGACCATCTAGCACGAAAATAAAAGTAATATCCTAAAAACCATCCGTTCGCTTGTACTGGACAATTACCAGAAGGCTTGTATTCCCATTTAAATAATTTTTTCATGATTTATAATTTTTAGTCCCGTTAAATGCTAAAAATAACCGCTATTATTATTGATAGTATGAATATGATAATCATTTTGAATTAATTTTTGATGGGTACGTTTCAAACACTTCTTTTACTGGATAATGATTATCTATCATATCTTGCAATTCCTGTTGTTTAGGCTCTTTTTGAAAAGGTCTAAAATTAAGCATATCCTTTTCTCGTAGTATTGCTTTTTGTTCGTCTGTATATTTCATTCTTCCTCTGATTTAGCATATTTAAAAATCAATCCTTGCATCGTTGCAACTCCAAACATTTCTTTTGTTCATTTCTCTAAAATTTCTGAAATCATTAAAATATCTCTACCTGGTATATTTGGATTTTGCCTCAGATATTCAATACCGTATCTACAAGATTGACGATAGTATTCGTACATACGTTCAATATTCTTTTTTGATGTCATTAAATTTCGTAAACCTCCCGCTTTTTCTTTAGTATACGGGCTTGTATTTTTCACCGCTTCCGTGAATTGGAAGGTGTTTAATTGGGTGTGGGTTATGCTCATGATATTGGTTTTTTATTTGTTAATACGAAATTTGTAAATTCTAAACCATCCGTGTTCAAGTTTATTATGATAATCATTACGGTAAAACTTGAAAGTGTATCTATTTGACATTTCAAAATGCCACATTAATATTCTGATGTTTATTAAAATATTGTTCATTTTTCAAAAGGTCTTTTAAGCATTTGTCTTTTGCAGGAATGACTCAAACATAAAACATTACTATGTATATTGCTACATACTCTAAATGCTCCATCTAAAAAAGCAACTGTGTATTCCTCTTTTCTTTTTGACTTAACAGCACAAAGAACGTCGCCTTCATAGATATCATTTCCATAAAAATCTGTCATACCTGTAAATTGACCAACAGATTCTCGTTTTACTTCAAAATTAGTTTCTACCATATCAGATTCTAGATTTGACTCCCCAATTATTTCAAACCATATTATTCTAGGTTCTAATTCTGAATTCCAATTTATTAAATTTCCATAAGCCCATCCTTTGTTGTCGGTTCTTAATCCCCTAAACTTTATTTCTCTATTTTCCATCCCTAATTCAAATTTTCAGTTAACATTCTTAAATCTTTTGCAGTAAGTCCTACACGTGCTTTTGCAGGACGAACATTTACGCATTCAATATTATTGATTGCTTTTCGTATTTCAATCATAACCCGATAGTATTTTAGTATTTTCGGGTTGTCTGATTGCGTGTAGTGATGTGTATTGTTTAGTGAAATTAGTTTTTCACGTCTGTTTCGGAGTTGTTGGAGTCGAGTCATAGTGTTGATTTGTTTAATGTTATTTCAGAATTAATAGGTTCTCGATTTCTGTTTAGACCAATAGTGTATTCACTCCCGCACGTTCTGCATTTAAAATACATAGCCATAAGTTTACCTCCATTTTCTTTATGACCGTAAAAAGAATCGCCATCAACGTAATGTTCACATACAGGACATTCGTCTTTTAAATATCTGTCAAAAATATCTTTTCCTTCCATTCCTCTACAAATTAAAAATTAAACCTATTATCGTTCTTGCTACGAAATAACCTGCTATTGTGTAGGCTATTGTTGTTTGGGTTTTTAACTTAAACATCGTGAATAGATATAGCTAATCCTTTTTCAATAAGTCCGTGAATGTCGAAATGATTTTCTAATAATTCTACAATATGATAATAAGGTAGTAATTCGCAATTTTCAAAAAGTCTAGATGTATATCCTTGTTTATAAAGACCTTCTTTTGTGAAATATAATGCAAAATCATCCTTTTTGTTCTTACCTGTCATTTCAAAATATTTTTCAATTGTCAAGTCTGATAATGGGTGAAGGATTGGTAAAATTTCACGTTTAAAATTAACATAAGTTGTTCCGTGTCTAAATAACATTCCATCTAAATACCCTTCGCCTAAAGGAATGTTTAAAGCTTCACCTTTATTAATTCCTATCAATGTCCAAATACTTCCTTTTTTAAAATTTGAAGCATTTAATTCAGCCCATTCTTGGTCTTCAAATTCTTCTGTTTTGTCAGTTAGCAATTGGGATTTTAGGTTGTATGGTAAATATCCCGCTATGTATTTTGATTCTAGTTCTTCTGTCGTCATTTGCCTTTTTTTTTAAAAGTTTTTACTCGAAATTTCTTTTAGAATATGGTTTAGTTAAAATTATATTTAACCCATCTTCAATACTATTGTATAGTAATTGATAGTAATTTTCTTTTTGCGATAATTCCAATAAAGGACATTCTTCAATAACTTCAAATGTATGATTATCAACTCCGAATTCATCATAAGACGATTGAAGCTTATGATTTATCATTTGGCTTTTCTTATGATTATTAATGCGTCTATCTACATTTTTAGAGCCACCGATATAGCTTTTGCCAATTGGATTTGTGATTTTGTAAATTCCAGAAACACCTTTTTTATAGTATTCTTTAATTACTGCGTTTTCCGCTATTTCTTTACATACTAATAATCCAAGTTCGTCAACTATTCTTTTCTCAACTGACGCGCCTATTAATTCTCGTTTCTTTTCTTTAGCTATTGGATGCCTTCCCATAATTATATGTTTATTTAATTATTGTTATGCAAATGTAGAATATAAAAAACGAATAAAAAAATATTAAATTCAGTTTAAATTCATTCTAAATAAGCTTTTACACATTGCAAATCAAATTAACTTCCCTACATTTGTCGAAACATTAAAATTTATCACAACATGGATTTATCAAAAACAATTATTCCAAAATCAGACCAATTAAATGCAGACGATTTAATATCAGGGTCAAAAACAATTAAAATTCGTAATATAAAAGGAGGTGAAGATGAAGCACAACCAGTATCTATTTATTTCTACGGAGACAATAACAAGCCGTTTAAGCCGTGCAAATCTATGCGTAGGGTTTTGGTTCAATTATGGGGGTCAGAAAGTTTAGTTTTCCACGGTAGAAGATTAACAATTTATCGTGACGACACTGTAAAATGGGCAGGAGTAGAAACGGGAGGTATTAGAATTAGCCACGCTTCACATATTGCAGAGTCTACACGCGTATTGGTTACAGCTTCAAAAAACAAACGTGTTCCAATGACTATTGACGTTTTGCCGTTGGTAGAGTTGAAAGACTTAACAGGTGCAAAAAAAGCACTTAAAGACAAGAAAATAACTTTAGACGCTGTATTGGAAAAGTACGATTTAACAGAAGAACAATTTAAAGCCTTGCAAGATGAAACAGTTTAAGTGTAGGGCTTCAAAAGGGGGTATATTGTTGACCAACGACAGAAGCGGTAAAGCAATGGGAGAAACCGCAAAATCTTATTGCAAAGAGTGGTTAATTTCAGAAATAATAGGAAAAGAAAAAGATATCAAGTCAAAATATCTTTCACGAGGTAAGGTTATGGAATCTACAGCAATTGAAAGGGCTTCTAAATATTATGATTGTGAGTTTCAGAAAAATGAAATAAACTTAGAAAACGAATATTTCACGGGGACTTATGACGCTAAAAACTTAGAAAGAGTAATTGATACTAAAGTACCGTTTGACGCTTTTACGTTTCCTTTTTTCGTAACCGAGCCCGATTCAAGTTATTATGCACAACTTCAAATTTACATGGAATTGACAGGGCTAAAAAAAGCAAGCCTTTGTTATTGTTTAGAAAACGGGAGCGATGAACAACTACAAAGGTTGTCTTGGGATATAGCTAGAGAATCAGGAAAAGACGAACCTGATATTGAAGAATGGGATTTAGCAGAAAAAGAATTAAGTTATGACCACTTACCCGACAATCTAAGAATAAAAGTTTTTGAATTTGAATATGATAAGGCATTTATCGAGCAATTAGAAATCCGAGTATTGCAAGCTAGAAAATATATTGAAACAGAACTATTAACACAAATAAAATTATAAATTATGAACCAAGAAATTAACCCTGTAGAATTTGGAATTGAACCAGTAAAAGCAAAAGAAATGTTAAGCGGTCTTTCTGTAATTATGGAAGAAAGAGAAGCTTTAAAATTATCGTACATCGATGTTATAAAGCTACCAATAACAGAAGAAAATGTTTCTATTTTCAAAGACCTTAGGATAAAAGTAAGAGACAACAGGACAAAGGGCATTGAACCTTGGCATAAAACAAACAAAGCTTTTTATTTGGCAGGCGGTCGTTTTGTAGATGCTATCAAAAACAAAGAAGTTTTAGAAAATGAGCAAATGGAGGAAAAGCTTTTAAAGGGCGAAAAGTTCTTTGAAAACCAAGAAAAAGAACGCCTTTCATTATTAAAAACAGAAAGAGAAGCTTTTTTGCGTCCTTTTGTTGAAGTTATTCCGAATGGTTTAGAAGATTTAGATCAAGATGTTTTCGATTCATTTTTAGAAACTAAGAAAAAAGCGCATTTAGAGAAACTTGAATTAGAGCGTTTAGAAGCCGAAAGAATCGAAAACGAACGTTTGGAGCGTGAAAAAGAAATTGAAGCACAGCGAGTTGAAAACGAGCGATTGAAAGCCGAGGCAGAGGCAAAAGAAAAAATAAGAAAAGAGCGAGGCGTAAAAATGCAACCGTACATTGTTTATATTCGTGACTATAATAAACTTCTTGAAATGTCAGACGCTGATTTTGAAAAAGAAATAGCGTCAATTCATAAAGGAGCAATGGAAGATATGAAATATCAAGCCGAAAAATTGCAAGCAGAAGAAAACGAACGAACTGCAGAAGCTAAAAGAAAACAGCAAGATTTTGAAAAAGCAACTGAATTACGTTTAAAAGAAGAGGCTGTTAAAAAAGCCAAAGAGGAAAAAGAAAAATCCGAAGCATTGGCGATTGCGGAAGCGGTTAAATTAGCAAAAGCACCCGTTAAAAAACAACTTTCAGTTTGGGTAGAATCTTTCGAAATTCCTGTAGTTGGAGTAGACAACGAAACATCAAAAGAAATTATTGCTAAATTCGAGGCTTTCAAGAAATGGAGTTTAACACAAGTGGCTAATCTATAATGAAAGACGCGCTAGGAAACGAAATAACCGTAGGTAATGCTTACGGTTATTCAAGAAACAAAAGCGGTATGAATATGATTAAATTGGGTATTGCTGTAGAGATAAAAGAAACTGGGATAGTTGCATTGAAAATAAATAAATCGTTTGTATCTGTTTATAATGAGCAACCCGAACGAGAAAAACATTCTAAGAATCAAAAAATAAATGTCAAATCTTTTATGCTATTCCCAATATGAAAACAAATCCAAAAGAAATAGAAGTAATTGACCCTGAGATAGTGAATCCAAATGAATTAACAATTAAAAAATAGAAATTATGCTACAGATAATAGAATCAATAACAGAAGCGTTTTCAATGCAACCCGCAACATTTAGAATTATAGAAGAATTAGGTAAATTTGATAAACCTGAGCTATCTCTTAAAAACATAGAAAGAGAAGAAATTATAACACATTATGAATGTGGTGATGCTATGCAACAAACTTGTTATATTGGATATAATTGGGAGGGAAATAAAATGTTTCAATACTTAGCGCATACCGTAAACATTCATTATAAAACTTGGTAACAAGTAAATAATTTGTAACTTCGCAAAGATAAATTTTAACTATTGCATTTTTTACCCTTGCAGAAATGTGAGGGTTTTTTATGTTAGAAATCTTGTATTACCTGTTAGAAATTTTCCTACTCCATCGTAAAAAGCTTCGAATAATCTGTTTAATGTTTTCATAGTATATGTTTTTCTTATGTAAATACAATTATTGTGCCAAACTACTTTTTAATTCTGATATTTGCACCGTCTTTGACTTGAATAGCTTTTTTTATCCAGCGAAAAACTTTCCCAGCTTTTGTTGTAGGTTCTTTATCTGAAATCAATGACCCGAAAATAGATATAAGCAGGTCTATTGGTATTTTTGGCTTTTTCATTTGTTAGGTCTAAATTGGTGTCCGATAAAGCATCCTATAGCAAATCCAATTATTACTGCCAAAACTATTAATTGTTCTTTTGTTTCCATAATATTGTAATTAATTTTTTAATACTCCTAGCATTTGTTTCCATTTAATTAAACATTGTTTTCTATGCTCGTAACCGTTCGAATCTCCTTTTTTAATAGTTTGCCTACCTATATTAATTTGATCGCTTACAGCGTCTAAATCGTCTAAATCCGCATACTTGTTTAAATCGTTATCTTTCCAGAATATTAAAGCGCAAAGAACTGCTTTTTCCTCATCTAAAATAAAATCAGGATTAGCAACAAAATCAATTCCTGTTTTATCTTTTAATCTTTTATACCCATCGAAAAAAGTGTTTTGTAGCAAGCCACCGCCTCTATATTTGAAGCCGTCACCCGAGTTTTGATCCCCGTTCCCCCCTCGATTAGCATAAACATAATTAGCACATTTTACAGAATCTTTTAAATACTGAGACACAAAATCATCAGGTTTGCCTTTAAATGGCGTGTAGAATGTATTTCTAAGACCTTCAATTGTTTTGAAGTATAACGATTCTCTTTTTGGTTTTAGCCCGCTTTCGTGGTCTAATTGAGCCATGAAATGTGCCGTTCTTAATACGCTTGTTAGCCCGTAGTTATTGAATAGTGTATTATATTTTTCGTGTAGTTGCATTATTTCACTTTATTTAATCGTTCTTTTCTAATATACCATTGGTTAGTAATTTGCAACACCAAAAGCGTAAAACTTAACATTGCCATTATTGATTTAAAAACAATATCTGAATCAACGTATTCGCTAATAAAATAAAAGAATGTCGAAAACCAAGTTCCTGTATTGAACGCTTTAGATAGTAGGTGATTCATGCTTTATTTAGGCTCTAATTTATAGAATGCTATGGCAATTAATAGAAAAATACCACAGTTTAAATAGTTTAATAATTCATTGTCTAAAGATATAAAGAATTTTAATACAGAAAACAAAAGTATTGATAAAGATAATGAAGTTCCTAAAATACGAATATGCTTATCTTTTTGCTCGTAAAACAATAGTGCTAGTATCGAATAGTTCGATACAAAAAATGCGCCATTCCAAAAAGCCGTATCTTTTCCAAACACCATATAAACGGCTGTAAACATTAACAGAATGTATATTGGTATCTTTTCTATTTTCATCCTTTCGGTCCTTTTGGGGGTATTGGGTCGCCTTCTTCTGAAAAAGCTTGAACCTTATCTGCAGGAGTGAAAAAGTTTTTAATCAGATAAGTAATAAGCGCAGCCAATGCGCATTTAGCAACTATTGGCATAGGGTAATTAGGGATTAATTCCTGTAACAAATAAAGTACAGGCGTCCCAACTGCCATAATCATTCCTCTTAAAAAATCTCTCCAATTTACTGTTTTATATTCTGATTGTTTCATATCATTTTTCTTTTTTATATTTTAACCAAACCATTAATACTCCAATTATTCCTATTATAAAATCCTGTGCAATATCCGTTTTAAATATTTCCTCAGTTCTAAATATTATCTTTTCAACTAAGCAGTAAAACAAAATTACGTAAAAAATCAAAAACAAATGATTCTTTTCTTTGGTAATCCAAATGCATAAAATAGCTGATATTAATATGTAGAGTAAGTAAATCAATCGTTATCTATTTCGTAATCTGTTGAAATTGTACCGTAATTTACACCAGATTCTAAACCACTTAAAAAAGCATCTTTCAGTACATTGGTTAGTTCTATCTTTAAATCGCCACTAGCCGAAATATCAGCCCATAATTTAAACAATGATATTCCACTCATTGGGATCGCTTGTAAATTTGCATCTAAGTAGTAAAAATATCCGTTACCTAATAAATTATTAGTATCGAATGACCCACCGTTAAGAATAACTCTTATTGTCTTTTGTTCAATTCCTTGTGTGGTTTGAACGCCAAATTCTGTTTTTGTTTTTAGTTTTAGCATAGTTTTATTTATAATGTGTTTGATAATAACTTATGTCCGATGATGTTAGCGAATTATTAAAAAAATAAACTTCGTCTATAGATCCAATAAAACGAGTTGATGCACTATCACCAGTGAAACAACTCCCAATTCTAACTGGTAGCGTCCCGTTTGACATTCCTGTATATGACCCTCCTGAGTTAGTTGTGCTTTGCAGTACTCCGTTCAAATAAATTTTCATCCCCGATTGTAATTCAGATCCATCATATGTTATAATTAAATTATACCAGGTATTAAGCGATATTGAATTAACACAAACTATACCGATAAAATTAGCAGAACCGTCCACTAAAAAGAAACGTATTTTACCGGAAACTATATCTACTCTATATTCGTCACCTACAGCTAAACCGCTTGAGTTTTTTGTAATTAAAAAAGGGTTTGCGTTGGCTGTTGTTTGTTTAAAATTTAATTTAAAAGAGAAAGGCAAATCACTTGCACCGTTTGTAAAACTAAAAACGTTGTTATCAGCTATGTTAACGTAATTATTTGCAGCGCCACTTATGATTATACAATTACCGTCAACTCCAGTAGTGTAAGTCGCAGGGGTAAATGTTCCGTTTAGTCCAGATGTACCGTCTATTACATTATTTTCAAATTTATAAGAGGCAAAAGGTGTTGATATTCTTTTTTTTCCATACTCGTAAAAAGCAACTGGATTAAATTGTCCAAATCCAATAAAAGGAAGCAGTAATAAAAATAAAAACTTTTTCATATTAGTAGTTGTTTATTGCTAAATAATCAGTTGTTCCATTACTCCATAATGTCGCTGTACTTCCCGCTATCCCGTTAAAAACTGCTGTCCCGCTTAGCTGCACCAAAGTTCGCCCCGAACCTTGAACGAATGTAATTGCACCCGTTCCTACTTTACCGTATGAAGTTGTTACTCCTCCGTTACAAGTCAAGTTAATTGCATTTACTCCGTTGTCAATAACTACGTGTCTACCATCTTGCCTGATACCATTAGCGTCAAGCGTTGCGGTTGTAATGCTTATTGAAGTGGTTATTGTTATTTTAGTTGTATTGGTGTCTATTGCATTGGCTGTTATGTTTCCAGCGGATGAGATAGCCGCTTTTTCAACTACTCCAAAATTAAACGAAGCTATTTTTGATCCGTTTACAGTTCCCGCATACAAGCCTATAGACTGATCTGATATTCCAGATATGCCCGTATTACTGTAAGAATATCCATAGACGCCTGTTCCCGCGCTAGCTAAAAACTCAGCCCCTCCATTCCTTGTCAGCGTTGCTGTTTTAGAATTCCCAGCAGGTACTGCGGTGCCTTTATACCAAAAGTTTGAAGTGTCTGACGTGACCGCTTTAGTTATATAAATAGAACCGTTATACACCCATGTGCTAGCATCTGTTCCAATATATAGGTTTGCTGTATCCGTTTTTAAAGCATTATCGTTTACTGTCGGAGGATTTTCTAAGTCAAATATTGTTGCGCTGTTTGGGTTGGTGTTGTTTACATACACAATTTTTGAGTAGTTTACAGGGATTGAAGCGAGCAAGTTGTTTAAAGCTTCGGTTGTTGTCTGCCCATCAACATCACTTAAATTTTGAACTCCAGAAGTATTTAAAGTTACTGGCACATCTAAAAATGAATTATATGAAGTCCCGTAGTATACGCTTTGAGTTATGTTTGAAGCTGTTGTGCCTACTTTTTCAGCCGATACATGGTAACGTATTCTTTGTCCTGATAGCATAGATAAACCGCCTGCTCCTACAGTTCCAGAAACTTGAACGTTTGTAACGCTTCCGTCCGCTAATGTTAATAATCCTGAGTCAAGAATCGTTATTGTAGTCACTCCTAAATCGCCAACTACTGCGCCACTAACTCCAGAAGCTATCGGAGTGCCCAAATTATCGCATTTGTATAATTCTACAGTCCATCGTTGTTGCGCTGAATTTGGAGTAGTACTTGCTGATAAGTTTCCTGCGTAAGTCCCTGGAGGAAATAACACATCTGTTGCAAAAGCTGCTCCTATTAAATCCTGTGTATAATACTTTTTTTGGTTATCATCATTTACAACACTTTGAATCGCGCTCGCTGCCGTTCCTTTACTTGTTGGATTGGTAGCATAGTAATTAATAGCCGAAACTACAGTAACATCAGCAGTCCACCAAACCCTAGTGGAAATACCCGCAGTTGTTGCTGTAACCGCAGCAAATTTATTATCAATTCCTGTTAAATGCCCTCCTAATGTTGGAGATGATACCGTGTAATTTGCAGGCGTCAAAGGAATAGGAATATTTACAGGTTGTAGCCAATTGATTAAACCCGATGTTTCCTGTGCTGGTATTTTGTTTGCTGTCGTACTCTCTACATTGGTCTTCAATGTAAGAGTTCCATACGTTGGATTTTGATATGTTTGACCGTAAATTGATACGGTACACAATAGTAAAAATAATATCTTTTTCATGTTATATAATTTGAATTAATGTTCCTGATGGTATAACAAAGCTAAATGTTATATCCGAACCTGATTGAACCCAGTCTGCTTTAACCATTGGTACTCCGCCCCAAAAAACCATCCTAGCAAGTGCTGTTGTGCCTATATCGTAAATCGTTCCCACTCCGTCCGCTGTTAATTCAAGCCCTATTGGAACAGAAGAAAAATTTGAAAATAAATAATTTAAAGCAACCGTAACATTTAGACCTGGGACAATTGAATTGTTTACTACATTATCACTTTCTATTACGGGAAATAAAGATTCATCAGTCCAAACAAATCCGTCCCATTGCCATAATTTTACAGGTAAATCATCAACATCTAACTGCATATAAAAATCAGCGTAATTATATGTAGGCGGAGGTGTTACGTTCGGGTCATCTATCCCTGTATAAAGTTGAACTCCGTTATTTACTAAGTCATCAAAATTAGTCTTTAACGAATTTATTGCAACTACAATGTTGTCAATTTCATCAGTCGTTAAATCATCTAAATCACCAATTGTATTATTGGTAAAATCTGTCATTAACTCCAAAATTGGATTTAATATATTTGCTGTAATATCATTATTGCCATTGGCTACAATGTACGTATTTATTTGTGTTAATACTTCTGCATAGGTTGGTGTAGCCATTACTAATAATTATTAAAGTCATTATTAAAATCATCATTGAAATCTCCGTGAGGAACAAACACAACGTCTTCAAACAAATTATCGAAGTCATCCGCACCACCTTCATAAATAAAGGGCAATTCATCCTCCAAAGCATCTTGTAAAGATTGAAGTTTTATAATTGCACCTCCTCCAGAATTTTGAGCATCATAAGTATAATTATCTGTTGTCATTCCATACTCAAATCCAAAAACTTCAACAGTTCCGTCATACATTTGTAAAGCAACAAAGTAATCAGCATAATCCAATTGTTTCAAAGTGCATTTAACCATTTCAGAAACACCAAGAATATTAATTGTTACGCTGTGTAAATATTGAGGTATTCCATTAATAACTGACTTTTGAACCACTCCAAAAATTGTAGTTGAATTTTCAGAAGTAGAAAATAAAAAACCGTGTAAATCTGGTTTTAAATTAAAAATTACTTTATATCTACATTCGTAAACATCTTCAATTGAAACCGTACTGGTTAGAATCTGCTTATTTAATACATCGGCACGATTAACCAAAACAGCCTGTTGGTAGTAATTTTTTACAATATTACCACAAGATAAATCAAGTCCGTTTCTTAGTGTTTCGCAACTCATTATTTATTTACATTTCTTGATTTAAAACCGTAGCCCTTTGCTTTTGTTGAACCGCATTTATCAGAACCACAACCGCATTTATCGGTTTGACAATGTGAGTAATCGAATATTTCAGTATTTTGGCAAATATATCTAACCGTTCTATCAAAAGATATTTTACCCATCGTTCTGTACTTATCAGCAAACAATTCCAATTCTTTTAAAGCTTTTGGAATTGAAAATTCATTAGTCTTTTGGACTAATCCGTTTGGCGTATCTGAGTACCCATTTAAGATAACGTAACGAGAATATGAATAGTAGGTAAGTATTTTGTAAACACCATCAAAAGGACGTTGTTTTTGAGAACAGTCTAAATAAATACCTCCATATAATAAAGCGTACTTTTCATTGTAGTTTTCTGGAATAGGCAACTCGGGGTCGTCGATATAAGCTTGCACCTCCGCATCTATTTGCTCTATAGTAATCCAAAAATCACAAAACAATTCTGCCAAATCAAAGTTTGAAGCTTCGTTTTCGGCAATGCATAGTTTTGATAAGTCGCAATGTTTAGCAACTATTCCAATGCAGTTATACTGAAGGGGTAATAAGTTCATCGTCTAAGTTTAAATCGATTATCGGAATAATTTTGCAAGTAAATCCTAAGTAAGTCAAAGTGTCTTCAATCTCTTTTCTCTCGTCTTGAGTTTGCTCTGTATAAAACTTTTTCATTTCTAAATAAGTTTCAGATTGCGTGCCAAAAATTGAAGTATCAGATTTCACCAATTGAGCAGGAATATTATTTGCTGCTGCGTAAATATTATCTCTTAAAGTTACTTTGGTTTCAGAAAACAACTTGTCGTCAATTTCGGCTTTTACTTGACCAACTTTGAACATTTTATCAATGTCGTCAGTAGCTCCAATTGATAAATGATACGTTCCACCTATATTCTCAGAACCTAACCATTTTGTAATATCTTCCTGTACGGTATCTTCTTGATCTTCATCAAGACCAGCAGTAATAACGTAAGTCTTTCCTAAAAAACCAGTTCTTACTTGACGATTAGTATACATTGAAATTCTACTTTCAGAATCTAAGTCATTATACACCGCGTCGAAAGGCGATAGCGCATATTTAAACTCAGGCGTCATATTCAAATAATAAACTTGACCTCTGTAATATGGTAACATATCTGATAATGTAGTATCTTCTGTTATTACTCCTTCATTTTCAATAAAGTCAAACTCTATCTGTTGTCTTATGACTAACGGATCGGGATTGTATGGATAGAACCAAACAGCTTGCTTTTCAGATTTATTCCAACTTCTACCTTCAGCGCAATAATCTTTAAACCAATATTTAGTTACATATTCGTTATCGTCTTCTTTGCCTATTCGTGTTTTGGTATATTCTAAAACATCTAAAACAGGCTTTAATTGTAAATCACCTACAATAATTTGCCCAATATGTAAAAAAGAGCCATTTTGTCTAGCTACATTTGAAGAAACTATTTTTACAATTTTAGATAGTTTGTACTTTTTATCAGGATTTACAATTTCATCATTTATAACACCAATTCCCGAAATGAATTTAGCCATCATTTTAGAAGCATTCTTTCCAGAAGGGCTATTTAAAATTGCTAATTCAATTTCATTAGGATAAAGATTGTTTTCGCCATTGTAATAAATAGAATCGTCCTTATCAGCATTTAGTTTAACTATACGCGAATAAAGCTCGACAAATTTAGCTCGCCACTTTCCGACAAAACTTTTTTTGTTGTTATCCATTATTTTTTAGCTTTACGACCTCTTTTTTTTACTCCAATTACAGGGGATGGCTCTTGCGTCAATTCAAATACTTTTTTAGCTTCTTTTTCTATATCTAAAACTTTTGTTTCTTCAACAGGAAAATTAAACAACTTTTTACGTTCTGAAATCTCTTCCGAAGTTCCATTAGAAATGTATTCTTTTATAAAAGCATCGGTTAAAATATTGTCGTATTGTCGGTACGTTCTGCCGTCTTTCTTATAAGCTAATATTTTGCCTTGCTGTCTTTTAATTGAAATTGTGTTCATAGAATTTACTTTTTGTAAAGTTACATATTTCTTTGAATATTTGGAAACTAATTTTTGCCAATCAGTCGCAAAAGAACATCCTGCACAATTTGGTAAAAACCCAAATGTTTCTTTAAAATACTCTAGGTACAAAGACATAAGGTTAGAATCTCTCCTAACCTTATACTTATCAATCAATATTAATTCTTCAACTGTCATAATTAAACACTTGGAGCGCCATTATCAAAATTTGAATCAAAATCTGCATTCTCAGAACCAGGAGGGGTTGAGTTATAAACTAATGGTACATAATTCTCAGGCGCAATATCTAAGGAAGATAAAACAATTGCAGTACCTCCGCCACCTTCTTGAACATCATAAGTGAAGTCTCCAGTAGTTAGTCCATTTTCAAAACCGTAAACTTCAACAGTTCCATCGGTAAATTGGTAAACAGCAACGTATTTACCTTTACTCAAAGAATCCAAAATACATTTTGCTTCTTCTGTAGAGCCTACAATAAGAATTTGAGCATTATGTTTGTATTGTGGGAAACCTAAATCAGATAATGTTTTGTCAAAATATCCTTTGTAAGAGCTTCCGCTTTCTGGTCCAGTAAATCTAAATCCTGTTTTACCGTCTTTTAAAGCGAATTGAACGCTGTATTCACATGTTAAACTTTCCGCATCAGGAACTGATAAAACAACTGATTCCGTGTCTATATCCGCTTTGTTAATCAATACTACTTGTTGGTAAAATCTACGGGCAGGAGCTACACAAGAAGCATCCTGACCGTTTTTCAATGTACCGCATATACTTGCTACTGCCATTTTTTTAGTTTTTTAAGATTAAACACTTGGAGAAGCTGTTTCTGCTCCAATGTAAACGTATTCATTAGTAACTAATGCAGATCCAACGTTTGCGCCACCTTTGATATAAATTTGGTCGTTGTCTTTAGAGTACCAAATATCAAAAGCTGGCAATTGGTCAAGTTCAGAAGTACCGATTAAAATATTTCCTTCGCTTGTCAATAATGCTCTGTACGGATTACCCAACGCAAAAGTTGAAATAATACCGTCAAATTCTCTGTGGACATGTACAGGAATACCGAAGATTTTCAACATTGCGTCAATAGAATAAGTTCTTTGAGCAGTTAAACCGTCAGCAGAGAAACACTCGCAATTGATTCCTGTTCTATCTCCCATTGAATTTAACCAAGCTACAAGAACACTTGCCATCGCTTGTGTCATTTCAAAACGAGCTGTTGCAGGATTAAACCAAGGCTGTACTGAAGCATACAAATAAGCCTCTGTTAAGTAGTCATACAGCGCTGGTCCAGTCAATCCTGTTCCTGCTGTATTTTCAGTTACTTCAATTTTGTAACCGTCCATTGCTTCAGCTTGAGTAAAAATACCATCTGCCCCTTCTAAGTAATCATTTGAACTTGCAGAATCTGCAAACCAAACTCTACGCCAAATAGCAGCCTTAAGGTTGTTTTGAAACAATTCAACAATATACTGCAGCAATGCGCTGTTTAAGTCTGCATCGCCAAAAACTCTTTTGTATTGATTCCAGAACAATAAGAAGTTCTCATCGAATGAATTTATACAAATTGGAATTTTACATGCAATCATTGACAACTCCCAAGCTTTAACCGCATATCCTAAATCCAAATCACATGAAGGGATTGAACAGTCATTTGCGTTTTTTACAGGGAATGAATCGTACTTTGGAGCTTTAGAAAGAATTGGAATTAAATTTCCTGTTCTTACTCCTGTGATTACTTGGTGACCTTCCGCGATATCCCCAACCTCAAATGCGCTTTGAAAAACGGCATTATTGATATTGATTTTTTCAGCTGTTACAAGGTCGTCAACTAATGCTAATATAGCTGTGTCGAAATTTGATGTTATTGCCATTTTTATTTAGTTTTTTGTCTGTTAAGGTTTGCGATAGCTCCAGATAATTTGCTTGTTTTTTCAACTTCTACATTTTTAGGAGCTTGTTTGTTAGATGTTGGCGCAGCTTTAGAACTTGCTTTATATCCTGCAATTAAAGCAAGATTAGCTTTGTTCTGAGCATCCAATTCAACAGCTTTGTTTGATACCGATTCTAATTGTTCAGTTAATAAAGCAATTGTTGCGTTTGCTTCTGCTAATGCTTCATCATTCGTGTCTGTTTCATCTTCTGATTGAATTTCAGTAAGTTCTCCTGCAATGAAAACATAAGTTTCTCCATCAGGCATAATAAAGCTACCGTCAGCATCCATACCATCATAGTAAGCTTTGTCTCCAACTGCTACAACGGCATCGTCAGCCAATTCATAAAAGTCTAATTCTTTCCCGTCAGCCGAAGTGACTAACTTATTTTGAAAAGAACCGAATAATTTTGCCACTTTGTTTAATATGGCTTCTGTTCGTTTATTCATTTGTTTTTTATTTGTGTTAGTACTATTATATTTTGCCACCGCGATATATTCTTTTATTTCTAATCCGAATTTTTCAAGCTCTTGATTAGTCATCATTCTATCCTGTTTCATTAATGAAATAGCTTCGTCGTAAGAAAAATTAGTTTCTGAAGCGTATATGTTCGCTATTTTAATTTCTTCGTCTTTAAGGACTTTAAGCGCCTCCATTAAATCCTCAGCATATCCCCCAGCGTCTACACTAGGCATGTGTATCAAAACATTGTTTTGAGTATAAGCATATCTTTGTCCTTTTTTTCCCGCCAACATTATTACGCTTGCAATAGAAGCTACCATTCCAACGGCAACTGTTTCAACTCCTTGTGATAAAGACTTTAAATAGTTGTAAATAGCGCGACCCTCATAAATAGATCCTCCTGGAGAATGTATGTTTACAGTCAGAATTTTGGAATTGTCAGTATTTTTAACAGCATCCACAACACTTTGTAGTGTTATTTCTACCCCAACCTCTCCTATTAAATATATTTCGTTGCTATGCATTGATTTTAAGTTTGGTATAAAATTAAATCATAAAATACATCAATGTATTAAAAAAGATTGCTATAATATTTAAGCATAAAAAAACCGACACGTTATGTATCGGTTTAATTCTCCTTTCTTTTTAAATTACGAAATGATTATTGCTTTGTAAATTTAGTTAAAAAATTTTCAATATCAGCATGAGTGATATTTTTTTTGTTCACGTCATTAATTAATGTTTCTTTTCGTTCCTTGCTTAGTAAATAATTGCCAAATGCAATTAAATCTTTTCTGTTAAAATACGTTACCATTTTCTTTATGTTTCATGGTTCTTGCCTACTCTTTAGATTTTCGGCTTCCTCTATACTTGTATTTTTTGTTCCATACTTGAAACTGCTTTTCTAACCGTATTTACTGAACATTTAAAATTCTTTGCTACAATCTCATAACGCTTCATCTGAGCTGGCTCGTAATCAATAGATTTATAAAATAGATAAATATCATAGTCCTGCATAATTGATAACGGCATACGTCCGATTTTAACAAACGTTTTTATTATCTTCATATTTGTGTTTATGTATTCAGCTACTCTTGCCATTTTTCGCATTTAGTTATTGATTGTCTTGTTTTGTAAGATAGAGTGCATCCGCATTCGTCACATATCTTTTCCGATAACTCAGGAATAATTTTATCCTTTACCTTTAAAAAACTTATTGGTTCGTCAACATAAAACTCGCATCCAATACAAGTATTTTTTCTGTCCTCAGCAAGTCTTTCAATATTTGTGTTAGGATGCTTAAAATTATACAATCCTTCCTCTAATGGTTCAATCCCATTCTTAGCCAAAGATACTATTTTCTTTTTAAAACTTTGCATCGCTCATTACTCTTCTATCGTCCGACAATCCTTTAATTCCTTTTTGACTTCCTTTTGAAGTTCCTGCTTCTGCTCCAATTGCAACAGCTTCTGCAATCATACTGACCAACTGTGAATTATTAGCTCCGTTGGTAACTTCATTTTGATTTAATATGTTTGAAGCTCCATTTAATCCAACACCTCCTCCCGCCTGGTTAATTGCCGATAATTCATTAGCAAACATTGAAGTGCTACGGGCATTAATAACAGATTCTCCTACGCTTAGATTTGCGCTTACATCATCGCTTGTTCCTGACCCGGCGCCACGCAATCCGATTACACCGCCTGCATATTTTGGACGTGGTATTTCAGGGTTTTTTGTAGCTGTTATTTTCTTAACATTTGCAAAACCAGCTGATATGGCTGCTCCCGCTGCAATAGCTCCTAATGCTGGACCTACAATTGGTATTCCTGCCAATGAACTAAACGCCGATTGAGCAGATTTATAAGTATCAATAGTTGTTTGAGCTATTGCAGCAGCTTTTCCTGCTTTGCTTTCTGCTCCAAAAATAGCTGCCAATGATCCAAAAGCGTTACTTGCTAAATCTAATTTATTGTTTTGTTTGTCTTGTTCAATTTGTTTGTCTAATTCAGCATACTTTGAATTTATCAAAGAAACATCAGCTCCTGTTTGTTCAGCATTTAAAACTTCTTGTTGTCTTTTTATCTCATTCTGTGCTTTTTCAATTTCAGATTGTGCAATAAAATTATCAGCAAGTATTGTTTTTTGGTTTTCTAAATCAAGTAACTGCTTTTCTTTCGCCTGCGCATCACGTTCTATTTTTAATTGTTCTTGAGCTTTTCTATTTTCTTCATTTATAGTATTAATTTCAGAATTATATTCAGCTTGATTAATCGCTCCTTGTTCTAGCCTTAATTTTGCAAATTCTTGTTCAGCTTCTAAGTCTCTTTGTAAAGCCTCTTGTTTTAATTGGTATTGCGAATCAGATAAAAACTTTGTGCTATCTAAAATTCTTTGATTCTTTTCAATTTCAATCTGCAATTCTAGTTCTGCATTCTGAATTAATAACTCAGCATTTTTTTGCGCAAAATCAGAGGTTATTTGTGCCTTACCAACTTCATACTCTTTTGCTGATATTTTCTTTTTATCGTATTGTAATTTTAAATCGGCAAGTTCTTTGTCTGCTAAGGTTTTATTAAAAGCAAATTCATCTTCTAAAGATTTCTTTTTAAATCCTTGGGTAGCTACAAATAAATCAATTTCAGCGCGTGATTTAGTCAACGCTCGTTCAATTGCCTGTTCATCTAATTCTTTTTGTTTATCGGCTGCTTCTTTTCTTAATGAATTTAAATTAGCTAACTGTTCAGATTCTTGCCCAGTTATACGTTCTTGAATGTCTGAAATATTTGTTAATGCTTCAGCTCTTTGGTTTAATGCTTCTGTTGTTTCTCCTTCTGCTTTTATTTTAAGATTAGCCACTTGTAACGCTTTATTTGCAATAGCTAGTTCAGAAGCTGATTGTTTTTGCAATACAACACCTAATTGATTATTAATTGCGATACGTTGAGAAATAGATTTAGTTTCATCATCCCTTTGTTGTCTTAATTTTTCAGCTTGATTCTGATAGTCTAATTGAATTTTTGTAGCTTGTCTTTGTTGTTTAACTAATTCACCTTCTGCTTTAGCTAGATTAGCCGAAGCAACCGAAGCGTTTTTAACTTCTTCAGTAAATTTACGAACTCCCTTTGCAGTTTCGTCAGCTCCGACAAATTCCAATGCATCAGCAATAAGCCCTAATGTTTTCTCAGCAACCGAACCAACATTTTCAAGTGTTTTAATAAATACATCGGCAAGAAATAAACCTAAAGGTTTTATAACTTTAAATAAACCGTTAAATATCCCTGTAATCGCACCCGTTACAATTGCTAATTTTTGAGTTCCTTTTTCTGTGCTTTCTAGTGACGATTTAGCTAATTTAAAAGCACCAACAACTAAACCAACTGCAACAGCCAAGGCGGCGATAACCGCCCCAATTGGCGTAGCAATAAATGCTAATCCCGCCTTTAATGCCCCTAATATACCAACACGAATTGCTGTGAACGCTCCCGTTAATACATTACCAGCTCCTCCGGCTTCTTGTGATTGTTGAATAAACCCCCCAATACCACCGTTAAATGCTTCTTGCGCCTTTAAGGCTTCTTCAATTGATTCAGTATAATTACCTACATTTGATTTTTGATTAGCTGTTGCGCTTGAATTTTCTTTAATGAACTGAGTATTTTTGTCCATTTGGTCATTCAATTCTTGCAATAACCTTGCCTCTTCTTCAATATTAGGATTTAATTGATTAGCTACATTGTTTAATGCAATATTTGCAGCTCTAGCCTCATTCTTATTTGTTATTTGTCTTTCTAGTGCTGCTGTACCTAAATTGATCAAAGATGTTGTTTTCCCCTCTGCATCTTGATACGCTTTTAATTGCGTTGTTGTTTGATTAATTTCTTTTTTAACTACTGACATTTGAGTACCTAATGCCTGCTCAGATTTGTATAAGTCCTTTTGAGTTTTCAACAATGCATCTAATTCTTTTTGATTGGCTTCAATAGCGTCTGTATTATCCCCACTTGCTTCTTCTAATGCTTTCTGAGACTTAACCAATAAATCAACTTGCTTTGCTGTTTCTTTTGATTGGTCGGCAAAAGCTTTTTGTTCTTTTCGTAAATCAAAATAAGTGTCTTGTAAATCATTCAAATTACTTTGAAGCTTATTTGTATCTAATTGAAATGTTGCTAAATTAATTACTTCTGGCATTGCTATACTTTATTTATTTTTACAAACTCTCCTATTGATTTTTCGCTTTCTGCAAATGGTACTTTATTACAAATGTAATATGCATTCTCTTGCTTAAAGAATACTGGCTTTGTTAAATCTAATCCAACAAAATCATTTTCTGTTAGTGCCATTGATATATTATGAACTCTAAAATTAATGAATATTTTTTGATATTCAGAATAGTTATTATAAACAGCTTCTTCAAATAACGTGTTTGTGTTTATTCCAACAGGAATACTGCTCACTACTGTTTCATCATTTAGTATCTCGGATATTATTTTAAATGATCCTGCTTGGTCAAAATATCTAATAAAATAAAACCTACCTGATAAGCCTTTATAATTAATTTCAACTACACCATTATTGTCTTTTGGTTCTGCTTCCCAAATCTTGTATTGATTTGTAGTGACTCCGTTTATAAATTCAGTTACAATCTTTTTATCAGGAGCATAAATTTTAGACTGAGCAATTATTTTTTCATCATCAATATTTTTGTTTGGCACATATAAAAACCCGTCTCCTTGGTTATCAGTGTCTACGTTGTTTTTTAACTTGAATATATTCTTTTGCGCATAGTCATTCGTGTAAATTTCGCCTGTTCTCTCTATAAATGTATGCGATAAATCTTGAGCGTTATCAAAATCTATCCTGCTGTCTAAAGTAATAAACTCAACTGTGTTCGTTTCTTTATTTAAAATAGGTGTCAATCCTGTTCGCCAAAGTTGTTCTTTTATAAAGTCTTTAATTAAAAAATCTTTTAATTCGTTTTCTAAAATTGTAGTCCCTAAATCTGTTTTTGAAATAACAAAATTAGTGTTATTGTGCCTCCATTCGTATGACCTGTAAAAATTACCATTTATTTGCAACCCATCAGGAGCAGAAACAACCATTTCAATTATATCGCCAGCATTGCATTGTAAATTAAAATTCAATAATCTTTCATCTCCAATCCCTGCAACATCTGTAATGAAGTCACTTAATATTGACCCAATTACTACACCGTTTTTTAAAATATCTACTCTAGGGTTAGTGTTTCTGTTTGCTTTACTAGGTCTTCTATAAATAACATACATTTCAGAAGTTAAATCAAAATTGTATGATGTAGTTTCTGGTATCATATATTTCCAGTTATCAATCAATGAGCCTTCTATAATTGTTGACGAGTTCCATTGTCTTAAATCTATTCCCCAATAAGAGTTACCTCCTGAATGAACTATTGATTGGCTAGCAAAGAAATTACGAATAAGTGTTGCTACCGTTTCGTTTACTTGCCCTTGAGAAACTTCTTTAGGATAAGTAATATATAAACCATCCAAATAAGAAAGATTCGTATAATCGCAATTAAAATTAAATGTAGAAAATATTAATTCCCATAGTTTACGAACAGAAAAAGACGGTGCTAAATAATCAATATTTATTCCATCTTCAAATAATACCTTTCCTCCATAATCAGCAATTATGTATTTATAATAGTCATTTGTAAAAGAGTCTACAACGGTTGTAAGTAGTTTTTCATGGTTAAAATTAGACAAATCCAAATCTTTCCCCATTGTTTTATTCTCAATGGCTTTGAAAAAATCAACCATACCGTTAAGAATTGATCCTTTATAATTACTGTCCGTGCCTGATACATTAAACCATCCTTGAGAAACTAAATCAAACCCGTTTACTTTTAATTGAGCATTGTTTTTAATATATGGTACTTGGGAGCTATCACCACTTATACCGAGTTGCTGCATTGCCTGGCTATTCTTTGGTGATTTTTCAAACTCAAATGAATTAGTACTAGAGCAAGTAACTTGCGCTAAATCAAATATATCAGATATTTGTTTAGTGTATTTTATATTGGTACTTGCTGGCAGTTCGATTTGATTGCCGTTTATAATTAATTCGACCATAGTAAAGACGGATTGAAACGGTGATATAGTCCTATTTGAAAATTAACCGCATACACTTTTTTGATGTTATCCCATTCAACTGAATTATTAGCTGTATAAACTTTCTTCCAATCTCCATTTTGATAAGCGTAAACATCAGGACTGCAAACAAAGTCTAAAGCGTATTCTTTGTACTCCTTTGGTATTTTTGAATAAGCTTCAAGTCCGCTTTTGTTTTCGTTACCTAAATCAATTATATTGTTTGTTGCTCCAATTACACTTCCTAAATTTAATCCAGACTCTTTAGCTGTGTAGCTTTCGAATAACCAATAGCTATAACCTCCCTTTTGATTTAAAAACTTTAAATAAATATTGTTACAGCCTTTGATTCGTCTATAATCAATATTAGTAACATCGGCTAAGTTTTGTTTTTGTATTACGTATGATGAAGAAAGGAAATAATCAAATACAGGGAATCCATACCACACAGGAAGCGTCAAATAAGGTCTTAATGTTTGATTTGGAGATATTGTTTGGTTAGTATCGTTTACTCTTTTACCGCCTCTTACAAAGTCTTTTGTAAAAGTAATATTAGTTCCTTCATTGGTAGTAATAGATATTTGAATTTTGGTAGAGTTATTTGTCTCTCCGTTAGGTGCGTCCATTAAACTCTTAACAACCGATTGAATATTTACAAATACTGAATTACTAGCATCGGCATAAGAAATAAAAGGCGTGCTTATTTTTGCATTGGATAGGTTGGTAAATACCAAACGAAAGTAAACAACAGGCAAATCAGTTGAAATATTAAACCAAATTTCATTGTTAATTAAAAAACCGTTACCGTTTAAGTTATGAGAAATTATCATTTAATTGCTTTATTAAAACTTTGTTAATCTCAATTGTAATTCCTTCTTGAAATTGTGAGTAAATATAATCTAAAACTTCTTTACTATTTAAAACTTCTAATAAATCCGTTCCTTCTGGATAGTAATTAGTTCCTTCTTTTTTAATCTTCTGAGCAACTGCAAACGCAATTGATTTAGCTTCGTTGCCTCCGATTCCAAATTTAGCGGTGACCCATGGGAGCAAAGCACTTATTGGTGGGGCAGTACCTCCCTTTCTACCGTTTACTAACCAATACGTGTAATCAAACCCATGTATTTCACCGTTACCGTTTACTGCTCTTGGTTCTAAGCTATCCAACCATTGACCCGTTGCATTCATTCCTAATGAAATAAACTTTGGTTTTAAAAACAAATCAATCACTCCTTGCATTGTGGAAATAATTAATTCATCTGATATGTGGATTTCATTTGTCATTATTTTAACTCAACACGTAAATTAGTCCCTTTAATCGCAATGCCTTTTTTGCTATTACTAGGATAATAGACTAAAGTTTTTGTTCTGTAAAATCCTGAGCAATGCGCGCGTTCAGTAGATACCGTAGTTGAGCAGTTTGTTATTCCCATAATCCTTAAGTTATTTTTGTAAAACTGTAATTAACTTTCCAACCATTATAATTATCATCCAAGTAATTATGTATCAAAGTTGCGTCCTGATTCATATCAACATTAACATTTGTAACACCTAACAATTCACAAGTATCTAAAATATTATCACAACCTAAACATTCTATAATTGGTAAAAATATTGTGTTCCATTTTGATTCATCTACTGGATGACCTTTAATTTCGTTGTAGTTATTTACTCCTATTTGTTCTTTTTTTAATACCCATAATGAGAATGTCCAAATACAAGTTTTGCCTGTAACTAAACCCGTAACGCTGTTACGCTGTTTTACTTCACGAAATTTAACATCTGTTAAGAAAACATGAACACAGCAATCTTCTTCATTAGTTTCGCTTTGAACTATATTGATTTGACTATTTACTAACGGAGCTGAGAAAGTCCAACAGAAACCGCATTTATCTTGCTCGTTCCATAAATCAACTTGATCTTTCCAAAATTTAACGATGTCCATAGTTAAGCCTGTTTTACTTTAAATCCTTTATATTTACCCCTAACAAATAAATGCTTATGTTCTTCATAAATACTTTTTGATAACAAAAGAACAGTACCTTTAGGGTAATTATTAGGTAACATTTTAATATGTTCGTCAAGTATATTCATATCGTATAATTTAAAGCAAAGGCGGTTGCTTATTGCTTTCGTCAACCTCGTTCACGTTACAGGTCATTGATGCCTCTATCTGTATTGTGACTACCGCTTGCCTTTACTTAATCTTTGCTAATTTCTTTTCTATTTCACTTTTCGTAACTTCTAAATACTGCTTATCAAAAACAACATTGTAAGGCAACTCACGAATCAAATCGTATTTTAACACATCGCCTTTCGCTAAATTATCCAAAGTATTCATTAAACCAAACTGATCTAATTTATTAATTCCTGCTTGCAATAGTTTAACATCGGGGTCTGAACGTAAATAAGTTGATTCTAATTCACGAATAGTTTTCATTTCGTCAATAACCCATAAAATAAAACTCATAGCGTGATTAACTTCTATTTTTTGAATATCTGCCTTAAACAGATGTAAACCCCTATCTTTAAGCATTAAAAAAAACAATTTTTCGAAATCATTCTTTGTAAATAACTCCGGCAAAGTTTCTTTAAGCAACCCCCATTTCAAATATATAAGTGATTCAAAGTCAAAATTAAGCAAAATACTTGAACGTTTGCCGTTTTTAATAAGAAAGTTAAAATCTTCTTGATTTATTGAAGCTAGTTTTTGGTTTAGCATGATTTATAAATAAGCATAAGAGCCATAAGAAGCATTTATTTTTGGAAAACCATTATTTAAATCAATATCAGACATTTCAATTTTATAATCGTGCAATAGAAAGGGTTCGTTTTTAACATAAAAAACTCTTCTATGTTCGTCACTATAATGCTCGCACTTACAGTTTTCTTTTATAAATGATTCTGCTTCTAAAATGTTTTTAAACTCAAAAACTTTTCTGTTTAATCCCTCAACAATTAAATCATCAAACTTATTCGATAATACTTTTGCTATTTCCTGTATTACTAATTCTTGAATATTCATAATTTTTTATTTTTTGGTTAAGAGATATATCCACTTTTCTTTACTTTGGTTTTAGGTTTAAGTATTTCACCTTCTTCAATATATCGAATCGGGTCAATTGTATGGTTCCATCCGTCAATAGGTACATTTAAAGAATTTCCTTTTTTATCTTTAGCCCAAATATATTTTCCTAGTTCTTCAATTAAATGAATGCTTCGCCTAGTCACATAAAAAACTGGGTAGCCTTGAATGTTCTGAACTCCAAAAGAAATACTATCTTTGCCCTTTTCAGCTCCTTCAATTAAAACTCCATGATTCCTAATTTCTACTATTGATTTAGGCTCTGCACTATCCGCAACAACATTACGCTTAAATGATTTTAATTCTTTTGCAATAGCAGAATTAACCAATCCTTTTTGATATAAAGCTTCATCGTAAATAGGTATTCCGTCGATTAAGTATTTATCTATAATAGTTGTAGGGTCGTTTGTATATCCAAAATCTACCCCTGTTTTAACATACTTTGCATTTTCTGGAATTGATTCAATTATTTTCCAATTACTAAATACAACGCCTTCTAAAGAACCAACCAATCCAAGTCCGTAAACCTTCCATTTATTAGCCCAATATTTATTTTTGATATTTGAATCTTTGAATAATAATTCAAACGGCAATGCAGGGTCATGGAATCCTTTGTTTTTGTAATCTAATATTGAACGAACCTCGCTTTGAGAAAGGTATTCATTGTCTTCAAACGTAAGTCTTAAGAAATTATTTTCATTTATATAATCATCACCCCAAAATAATGCATCAGGGTTATAATCAATAATGGTTAATTTTGCACGGGATATAAATTGAACAGCTGTGTCTATATCCATTTTGTCAGCCTCATTGATGTAAAGCAAATCACGCCTAAACCCCTTTCCAATATCATTTACATCTGCACCTAAAAAATCCAAATAACTCCCGTTTGAATATTCGTGCTTTGACTCAGACTTGTTGAAATCGCTTTCGTCTTGAATAACTCCCCAATCTTTACAAATCTTTTTATAGTCACGAATAACTGTTCGCTTCATTTTAGACAATTCAGAACTCAAAACAGTTGCTTCTTTGTCTGAATTTAAAAGAGATTGAATTACAAGCTCTAGAATTGAAACTGTTTTGCTAGCTCCTTGACCACCACAAACGACAAAAACATCTTCATCAGGGTTAGACATTATTAAGTCTAAAATTTTGAAGTATGCTTTTGTGTATTTAAATTTATTTTCGGCTTCCAATGTCTGGAATATTAGGAATGTTTAATTGTCCCTTTACGTCGATTTCTTTTTTATCTGATAAGTCGTTAAGTCTTTGAGTAATTGACGGATTAAAAACGCTTAAAAGACCACCTGTTATCTGATTTTCTCTTATCGCGTTCTTTACACGCGAACAGATGGGTAAAAACTCTGAGTATTTATCATCAATATTTTTAAAATACTGTTCAATGCATCCAATTTCAATATCCCAACAATAACGCTTAAACCCCTCTAGAGTAAGAGGCAATTTTAATTCATCCGTTTCTCTTGTGCCTTCTTTTCCAACATACTGAACTTTTAGCCATTCAGATTCTTTAGCTTTCAAATCAACGCAATAATCCTGAAACAATTCCCACATCATTTCAGGATTATCTATATTTCTTGGTCTGCCTTCTGTTGCCATTTTATTTCCTAATTATAGATAATACTTCTACTAATTGATATTTATCAAAAGCTAATATCTCTTTAGCTCTTTTGTCATTTGTTTCGAATTCTTGATTCTTAAAACGTTTAGTGTCGGTTTTAGTATCATGGAATTTATTAATCACTTTTAACTTAACTGTTTTTTTCATGATTCAAGTAATTTTATCCAGTCAGATTCTTTACCTATCTCTTCAAATTCTGGAACAATTAATTCACGTTTAAGTATTGTTTCAAAATCAATGTCATTCATTTCGAACGGAACAATATAACCGTTAATTCCGTGCGTTATCTGCTCCCTGCCCGATGCAAAAGGTGTAATAATACATGGTGTTTTAACTTGCATTGCTTCATAAACTGAATAAGCGAAACCCTCCGTGTCTGATAACTGAACTAAATAATCAGCTTTGTTTATTTCTTTGAACGGTTCTCTTGTAACTCCTTTAAAAATCACATTAGGACAATTCTTAAACCAACTAACAACTTGTTTTGCAAATGTATGTTTTGTTGACCCGTAAACATTCCAAATATACGGTATTTTTTTTAAATCTAATTGTTGTGCTAATTGCAACATTCTTTTAAAACCTTTTTCACCAGATAGTCTGGAACACGTAACCAAGTGCAAAATATTGTTTTTTATTTTTGGCTCGTGTTTAATTGTATTGTCAAGTAGATTATAAATTACAGCATCGCATTTATACATCGTAGCTTCTTCAAATGCTTCTTTAACTATTTCGCCTACGCAAACGTGATGTGTTGTTTTTTCGTGTTTTAAATATTTAAAATTCCAATTTGAAATAACGTGTCTATAATCTGCGTGTACAACTTGAACAACTTTATTAGCTTTTATGTTATCGTAAGGAGAATATCCCCAAGCTGTAGAATTTACAAAGTAATCGAATTGATATTGTTTTTCCTTATCTATTTTGACCACGTCTACAAAATCAGATATTTCAAATAACAATTGTGAATTTTCTACCCAATCAAAAAGGAGAGTTATTTTATAATGTTTTGACATTCGTTTACAAAAGTTTTCAACGAATCGTTCAACTCCGCCTATTGAATTATAGTTACTTATGTATATTCCAAGTGTTTTACTCATACCCCAAAATTACAAAAAATCCCCAAATTAATGAGGATTTATGAATAAAATTAATTAAACGTACCATTAAGGCTTTGCAATCTCAAGTTTTACTATAAGATTATTTGCTTTTATGCTATCTCTTTTAATTGCTTCTTTTGTTACGTCCTTTGGTTCAATCGACCAAGACTCAACAATATTACCTTTATACCAAACATAAGTTTTGTGCTCTCCTGAAAAATAAGATTGCTCAATCGAATAGTTTGATTTAGTGTATTCGATACCGTTCTCAACAGATACTCTATGTATCTCCGTGCATGACAACAAAACAACTGATATCGATAGTAATAATAATTTTTTCATAATAATTTGATTTTAATGTTTAATATTGTTTTCGTCTAATAATCGATCTTGAATTTCAAGTAGTTCTTTTTTCTTAGCTAGAATATCCAAAGCATTATTAAGCTTGCTATTTGTGTTAATCCACTCCCTATTAGCTTTACTAACTTCTTTTTGAAGTTTTAAGTTTTTCTCTATCAAATCCGTATTTTCTAATTGCAAATCTTTGTTTCTATCCGATTGCAACGAATACAAATGACAAGTTATAAGCCATCCGATAAAGAATAAGGCTGCGATTATTAGTATAAATATTGTTTCTGCTTGGTTCATAAGTTGTTTTTTGCGTTAGTAATTTCTAATTGGAGTAAATCTACTTCTTTTTGCCTTTCGTCTATCCTGTGGCTTATTTTAGGCTTTATTTGGTTAGTAATGGCTACTATCTCCTCGTAAGACCATTTCGATATAAACAAATCTAATACAATTGATTCAGCCTTTTCTTCTATAAGCTCGGCACGGCTTTTTGTTTTGAATGGGTTCATATGATTTTTATTTTTTTTTCTGCTAATCTTTCGAAGTTCTTAAACAATGGAGCTGTTTTGTATAATTCAATTTCGTTTGCATTGTCCCAAACAGAGAGTAAATCATTGAGGCTTAAAATCGGTTCGTTGTAGTCAACTTTAAAAACGTCAGGAAACCACGCTCTTAAATTATCCACTATTAACGAATTGTTTTCGTGCCTTGCGTTGTGAGCTACTTGCAGTATTTGCTCTTTCGTTATTTTCATATCGTTGTTTTTGTATGTTAGTATTTTTGCGTAGCCATAATTTTTATCCCATAATAAAACATTTTGTCCTGTATAATGTTTATTATATAAATCAATCCAATATTCATGTGCCCATTCGTGAATATCTTTTATTATAGAAATTGTAATATCTACTATATCAGATTCATTTGGCGATTGCACTTCCTTTGCATCCTTAAAATACTCCTGTACTTCTTCTAAACTTGGTCTTTTCATGGTTGTAAATTTCTATAATTAATCCAAAAATCTCTTAAAACATCGGAAATGTTATCCCACTTCATATCAGGTATTTTTGACATGATATATTTTTTCTGTTCTTCTGTATAAACTTTCATATCTTGAATTTATAATTTTGGTCATACAACAATTTCGATATGTAATCGTAGAATTTGTTAAATAGGTTTTTCATCTTGTTTTTTGTTTAGATATTGTTCTGATTGTTCTTTTGCGTACTTACGGACGTCTTTGATTACTTTTGGATGACAACGAACTGTGTAAGGCTCGTTGGTTTTCTTTTTTCTCCCTGCATTTCTTTCGTTGTTTTTCATATTTTAGTGTTTAAATAATATTGTAAAATTCTATCTTTTAATGCTTTTATTGTTTCATTGCAAAAAACTTTATGATTTACCATTGATACAGAATCTCTTTCTGAAACACACCATTCACCGTAATCGTGTGAATAAGATTCTCTTTGCTCTACTGTAAAAGGTATTACGGTTTTAAAATTATATCGCTTCAATACTTTTTTACCCTGTTTTATAGTCGCTATTTTTTTAGCAGGAGCAATAGCAACAGATATAATCTTTTCCATGTTAATTTATAGAGTTTAAAATATTGTTTATAAATAACACCATTGAATCGGTTAGTTTTTCGTGATTTGGATAATTAAAAGGCAATTTAATTACTTCCATAAACCGAAGTCCACGAATTGTTTGGTAACTTTCGTAAACAACATTGTTTTCAGTCCAAAAATGGTCGTGGTTATTTGATTTTACTATCATCTTTTTAAACTTTTTGAAGACTGTCGGTTTTGGCACGACTTAAATATATTAACGGGTCTGTTTCTGGAGCATCTACATATTGAAAGCAATAATACCCATCAATCATAAACCCGCAATACTCTATTTGTTCACCATTGTAAAAATATCTTTCCATAATTATTTTTTGTAGATGAATTTTGCTATTTGAAATCCTGTAAATCCACTAACTATTGATAAAATCAGTAAGTTAATAATAGTATTGTATTCGCTCATATTTTTAAACTTAAAAGGTTATCTGAGTACAAATATAACATTGTTTTTTAAATAACAAAGCTTTATTTTAAATTTTAACACTTTTTTACCCCACGCCCCACTCATAACAATCCAACCTCCTTTTAAACTCTTCTAAGCGCTTATTATTTTCTCTTGATACTAACAGACTTATAAATACTTTCTATCCAATGAAACGTTACTTTTTTTATTTGGTGACGTGCTTTTAACTCGGCTTTATGTTGCTTTGACAAATCACGCCACCATTTTAATTCAATCATAACGTTAACGAATATCGTATAATCTTAAAAAACGATCATTAACCAATAGATTGAATTCAGAAAATACAGGCTTATTAAAACTATGTTTTGTTTTAACGGTTAAATAATCTTTTTTCGTAACCGCTCCAGGTCTTCTTTCTGAAACTTCAAATATTTCATAAACAGAAATCATTTCGGGAGTATAATTCCCAACGATAACATCGCCAACTTTTACGTCTTGTTTTGAATCAACATAAAATGTTATTTCATTGTTTACATTTCTTTTTGCAGGATTTTCTTCCCACGTCATTAAATCACAAGAAAACTGGTTTAATAATAAATTTTTCATAATGCTTTGTTTTATTAAATAAAAAATGCCTTTCAAAATCTACAAGGGTCTGATGCTTGCTTCATTCAAAAGGCTAATCGTTTAAGTTCTCTTAGTTTCAGACCAGAACTGTATGCGCAAATATAATCTAAATTATTGAATTGGTGAAATTAAATCTAATAATCAGCACCGTCAACTGTAAAGTCTTTGCCACAATGCTCACAACAAATCTCTACAGGTGAATAAAACTTTTCTACACTTTCCATAGGTTTAGTGTAAACGTAAAACTCATCTACTTGCATAAAATCATTGTCTAATTCGCAATACGGACATTCTACTAATGCTTCTACGTGCCATTGCACTCTTACTGGTTTCTTCATAATCTATTTTTTTAATGTTATTTCAAATGAGGGGGTTGGTTACTGATTATGTAAAAAGAACCGTTTTGCAAAACCCTGCGAACACCAACTTCTTATACTCATATCGCATGTAATTAAAT